ACTGGTCATTCGTTGGCCTCCAATCGACCGCCAAACCCCCAGAACAGGTTGAAGACATACCGGTCGGTTGTGGCGACCAGCGACCGGTGCGAGTGAGTCCACGTTGCCGGGAAGATCACCGCTGCGCCCTCAACGGGGGAAACCTTGATGCCCTGCTGAACAAACTCTGTTTCCCCGCCCTCAGGAACGGTGTTCAGGTATAGACACATTGTGAGATGTCGGTGGGCCGCTCCCGGCCAGCCCATGTCAGCGTGGACATGGTGGTACGCCTGACCGGGCCTGTATCGGAGGATGAAGTACCCCTCCGGGGCGAGGCTGAACGGTGCGCCGTTGGCGGCACATGGCCGTTCTACCTGATAGTGGTCAAGACACTCCTGGGCGAAGTCCAACAGCGGTTCCTGCTCCGGCGGTGGGCAGTCGGCGCTGAAGTTCAACTGGTCAGACGTTCGGCTTTCTGGTTCAGGGTCGTCGGTGAAGCCCGACCGGTACCACCGTGACGACTGCTCAATACTCTCCAGCGTGTTTCGACACGCCGTTGTGTCCTCCAACTGGTACTGGCAGATGAAAGGGTCGATCCAGTCATAGTTCACGCCGGAGCCACTCCTGATTGTCCTCGTCCCAGTCGTGGAACACGCCCTCTTCGGGGTTCGTGAACGTCGGGTCGGGGGTCGGTGGGTCCCACAACATTGTCTCCTCGTTCAGCGTCCACGACGGGTAGGGCTGCGGCGGGGAGAACGCATCAAGGGCGGGGTGGTAGATCATCCCCTCACCGGCATACCGGCTTCGGATGTTGCCGTTGTACGAGGTCTGAATCCATGTCCCTGAGTTGGGGAGCATGGCGTCCAGGTGGTCGATGCCTCGTTGTTCAACTTCGACACCGTCGATTGTGGTCACATCGTTGGATACGGCCACGACCCGTATGACGACGTTGTTCTCGTCTAGTTCAGCGAAGTGAGCCATAAGTCCTCCTAAGAAGTCGCATAGCGAACGATCACGATCCCGGTGCCGCCATTGCCACCACCAGAAGCGCCACCACCCCCGCCACCGCCACCGCCACTGTTGGCTGAGGCCGAAGAGCCACCAACCGATGTGCCCGGAATGCCTCCACTGTGGGTTCCACCATCACCAGCACCGGAGTTGGCTCCACCAGACGCCACGTTGGTACTGTACGATCCGCCACCACCCCCGCCGGAGTAGTAGGTGGAAATGTTGTCGTAGGAGAACGCTGACCCCGGACCTCCATCACCGCCATCTGTAGTCACTCCGTCTCCACCGGCACCACCCCCGACATTTCCGTAAACGGAACCGCCACCACCACCGGCACCACCCCAAGGGCCGCCCCCGGCGGATTTGCCTCCGTTGTCGCCACGGCCCGCCCTGCTACCGCCGATGCTGATGGCCAAGCCCTGATAGGTGTTGTAGGTGTCGTATTGGGCAATGGCCGCTCCACCACCACCGCCCCCTACGCCACCGGTCTTCCACAGGTAGCCGCCGCTGCTGCCCCCGCCAGAGCAGAACTGTTCCTCGTCGGTGCCGTCGGCCCAAATAGTCCACCCACCCCTAGCGCCGAAGTAACTGGCACCGGACCCGCCACCACCAATCGTGATCGGATAGACACCTGATCCGTTCCCACCTGCCGTGTGGACAACGGTCTTGACTTCAAAGATCCCACCGCCACCGCCACCACCGCCGGTATACATCCCACCACCGCCGCCGCCACCGACCATGAAGAGTTCAAGTTCACCGATGCCGCTAGTGACCGTGAAGTCAGCCGAAGAGAGGAACTTGTGCCATTTCCAAGCGCCGTAGGTGCCGTCGAAGTCGCCGCCCGTGGCTGTGATCAGCCCGGCCTCAGCCGCACCACCACCGAAGGCACCAGAGTTCCAGTCAGACACCTTGGAGTTGGGGAAGTACCGACCGATCCTTGGCATGACTAAGCGGCAATCTGGTTGACGTACCCGTGAAGAGTGATGACGTTCGTCGTCGCCGCAAAGGCTTTGACGATGAGAGGCGAGGCGTTGCCCTTGATGAGCAGACCGGGAGCGACAAGCGTCAACCCGGCCTCGGCCGTGATCGTGAGTTCGATCAGGTCGTCAGGGGCCGTGGTGCCGCCCCACTCCAACGTCAACTTGACATCGGAAGCGGAGGTGTTCTGGGCGTAGATCCACACCTCGTCATACGTCGTAGCAGTACCCGACCCGGTGTGGATCGTGTCGCCCGCCGTGGCCGTTGCAGCGACCTTGATTGCCCGCCCGTCGGTAGACGCCGACAGTTTCGTTTTTGTGAATGTCGCCATTACTAACCCCTAACCAAACGATTGTGACGCCAATATCATATTAGCGTCTGTGCCTAAGTCGATATTTGCAGTCCCATCAAAGGATACCCCTCCGATAGTACGGGCTGTTTCCAGAGCAGTAGCCGTAGCGGCATTGCCTGTGGTGCTGCCCGAACTACCTGAAGCGTCACCAGTCACGTTGCCAGTCAGAGGACCAGCAAACCCAGTAGCCGTTAGGACCCCTGTCCCGGCATTGTAGGTAGCCCCGCCGTCAGTCTTCGGAGCCAGGTCACCAGTCGCCGACTCAAACAGAGCAACCGAACAGGTCGTATCCGTCGTGTCAGCAACCGTGATAGTCGTAGGCGTAGCCGCAGTCGCCCACTCAGTGTCGCCGTCGGCCTGCTTTACGAGAACATCGTTCGTTGAAGCGGTAGCAGCCGTCGTAGCGCCGACACCCAGTTTCGTTTCCAGCGCAATAATCGCACCGGAGGCATTCGTATGAACCTCGTCGTGAAGAAAGCCAGCATCATCCATTTCAGTAGTCGCCAAAGGCGACGGCTGTTGGACTGATGTGTCCAGCGTCGTCGGATACTGGGTAGCCACGCTATGAAACCGTGATCGTTACCGTCAGAGTCCATTCTGAGCCCGAAGCCTTCGTGCCCAGAGAGGCCACCTTACGGTTCAGGGCCGTACCGGTATCTTCCCCACCAACGCCACTGGTGGCACTGCGGATGCTCCACTCCTCCCAGGCAAAGTTGCCGTCAGCAGAACCCCACACAGACTTCCAGGTCATCGTCTGACCCGCCAGGGATGGGAACGAGGCCGACTCCATCGCCTTGTAAGACCGTTCACTGGTACCCGCCTGGAGCCCCGTATGGGTTGCAAGGGCAGACGTAGTGCTGGTACCCACCCCGATATAACTAGCCGTGCCGTAAACAGCCGGAGAAGCCAGGCCGCAGAGGCTGTTCAGAAGGTCCGCAATCCCCCCATTCAGGAGAAGATTGTCCTCAACAGAAACCGTGTCGTTCGGGGGGAGCCCTTTAGCCCGGTCAGAAGCAACATTCCACTTCTCAACGGTGGCTACAACACCCCATTCTTTGGAGTCGATGACATCAGGTGCGCTCATAGTGTCCTCACTATACACCGGTCACGGGACGGCCACCAGACAGGTGACCGCCCCGCAAACGGGTTATTGGCTACGCCCGTTACTCAGCGAACGGCGCAGCGGTGCTGACGTTGGTCTGGCGGTTGTGAGGCTCATGTAGGGTGAGTTTCACGTTTGCCGAATGGAGCGGTGAACCCGAAGTGGTGATGTCATACGTCGCCTTCATGAACTGCTTGTAGACATCCATTCGGATATACATGCTCTTGTTGTCGTCACCTGGGCCGATTGCAGGGGCAGAACCGTACTCAACGGTGTTTGCACCCGCTGCGGTATCCGCACCCTCAAATCGGATTCCACCAGCAACGAACGAAGCGTTCGCACCAATAGCGCCCAGTTTGATCTCCATGACGACGGGCCCTGGCTTGTCGACCTGAACCCAACCGGTGTCGCCATCTGCGCTGATAGCAGTATCTGCGAGAAGTACGCCTCCGGTTGCGTCCCGGACAAGTGTGCCTGGACCGACTGTGGTAGTTGACTGTGCCATGTTTCAGCCTCCTATGCTTCCGTGAGGCCGGTATGCCTCACAATGGATAGAGGGTTGTAAATGGCCAGGCCGGGGTAAACCTCAACCCGACCCAAGTGCCCAGGCGCTGCCTCAGTCTCACCAAAGTCATTTACGTCGAACGACCCGCCCAGGCCCAACAGGCCTGTCACGTTCTCGTCCTCGCCAAAGGCGATGTAGTAAATGCTTGAAGTGACGCTGCTTGATCCCTGTGTCTCATTGAACGCAAGGATTGCAGAACCTGTTGCATCATCTCCGATGATCCGAACGGGAATCCCGTTCCATTGCAGAATCTGGCGGCCAAACCGGTCATCCCCTACATCAAGCAGGGAGAAGTAACCAGATGTGTTGCGACCAAGGGTCGTCAACTTGCGCCGGATAAAGCGGTTCATCAGGATGACATCAGCACTGGACTGGCTACGCAAAAGATCGTGCGCCTCGTCCATCTTCGCCAATGTGAGGGGTCCGCCATTCGTTGCCTCAGCAACCGTCTGGCCCAAACCCTCAGTGATAAGGGAGTTGACTCCCTTGAAATCCTTGGCGGTACCAGTACCGTCGAAGAAATACTTGTCGTAAGTCCTGGACATGGCCTTTGCGAACTTGGCGTACTGCCTGGCTTTCGCAGAGACTACGTTCCCACGGACCCTGACAAGGTAGTTATCGACAAATACCTCGCCACCAAGGATAGCCGTACCAAAGTACCGCTCCGTGTCTGTGCCGAATGACCTGGTGTAGGTCTCGTTCACATCACGGAAAGCGGGCGTTGGCAGACTGTTTTCGACCTGCACCTTGAGAGCATTCCCAGAGATGGCGGTCTGCGGAAGCATCTCAAGAATCGGAGATTCCTGGATCAGGGTCTCAACGACCCCACGCTTCAACTGATCGTCACCGTACTTGGCCGCCTCAAGGAGGGTCACGCTGCCACTTGGCATATCGCTGGCCTTCCTGTGGTTAGTGGGTGATTAGATGGGACCCTCTAACGACGGCGCTTGCTGGGCTTATTCTCCAGCGCCCACTCAATGGCCTGCACCCCGGTCAGTTTCTCCGGGTTGATAGCCGGAGTTGGCTGGCCGGACATTGCGCCCACCTGGCGAGCCCTGTCAAATGCCTCAGCGTCGGTATGAGAACCAGAAGCAGGTGCCGCCGGGCTAAGGAAATCCTCAACCTGGCGATCCAACTCATCGCCCTCAAAACCCCGCCTTGTTAGCAGGTCCCTGGCCAACTCCTCTTGCTGGCCACGACGATCCTCATGGATCTCCCTGGCCCGCTCCTCAAGTTGGCCTATGTCGACGCCATCCAGATCCGTGGGCTTCACAAGCGACAAACCGTGCTGCTGAATAACCTCTTGGGCTTTCAGGCCGGTAAGTTCGCCTCTAAGCGATTTGTTCTGTTCTAGCGTTTCCTCCAACTTCTGTCGGAGGGTGCCTCCCGACATCTCAGAAATATCTTCATCAGTGTCGTATGGCATATGTCACTCCTGGTCTCGTACGCTTCTGGACCCCAGGGGTACCCAGAAGGATTGGTATTATCTAAGTATAACTGACACGGTGCTGTCAATAGCGGACGCCGGGCCCCTTTCGACCAGGCTGCACCAGCCGTCCACCCCGGCCACCGGCCACACTGAACTGGCCAGAAGGAGCCGCCAAGGACTGTTCGGCCTGGACGCCTCTCACTAGCAGGTCGGTTTCCTCTGGCCTGGCCAGGAACTGTGCTTCCTCAAAGTCCTGTTGAGTGAACCTGTCAGAAGTCATGTTCGTCCTGGAGATCATGGAGTTCATCAGGTCACCCTGGTTGGCGTATTGACCGTAGGCTGTCAAAGCCTTCGCTCTCGTTATCCCGGCGCTTCTTATCTCCTTGACACGCTCCAACGAAGGTGCCACCAAACCCTGCTCCTCAGCGGCACCGCCAATGAGGGCGTACTGGACAGACTGGACTATCTCGTCCAAGTCCAGGAACGCCTCACCGTCGGCTGAGTCCCCCAAATACAGGGCCTCCACCAGCGCCTGGGCCTGGTCGGTATCCAAGCCACGAATCCTGGCCACTGTCCCAGTGGGAACAGTCCCATCTATTTCCATTTTGGAGATGGTTTCCAAGGCGGCCTGTAGGGAGAAGTCGGTAGCCCGGGCCACGAAGTCTTCGTAGGAGAAATCCGCCGACAAGATGTTCCGGTTGTATTCCTCTATCAACGCTTCTGACGCTTCCGGGTCAATAATCGCCTGGTACAACTGGTCGTTGGAAACGTCCATGTTGGCGTACACCCGGAACGCTGCACGAACCCCCACGCTGTGTTCGGAAAGGGTCTGGTACTCGTTGATTCGTGAAGCCAGTTCGGTGTGGTCTATGCCTCGTTCGATGAGAGCCGCATAGTCCAACGGGTTCTCCGTGGCTTCGTTCAACATCCCGGCGTCCCGCAAAACCTCCTGATAATCCCGGACACGGGTGATGTAATCGTTCTCGTTCTTGAACCTCATCCGGCCCTGGTCGTCTTTGATCGCCGGGAAGGTGGCCTTCCACTGCGGGGTGTTGCGGATCTTCGCCAACAAGACGTTGGCGTCAGTGCCCGCTTCCACGGCCTCCACGATCATGTCGATCAACCCCAGGCCTTCAGCCCACGGGTAATGCTCCAGGATGAACCCCATGGCCTCGTCGTAGGCGACATCTTCGGGGGGTTGGATTACCTCCCCGGTTGGGAGAACCGTCGACACCTGGGTTACGTCCGCAGCGTCGTAGGTGATGACATCCCCGGTGTTCTTGAAATGTTTGATGTCCCCGGTGGGGCCCATCAGGGCACCGACCTGTTCTTCGGTCACCCCGTATTTAGTCATCAGCGCATCGTCCCCGACCCGCCATTCCAGGATGTCGGATCGGATGCTTCGGGCCTCCTTGAACTGTAGATATTCGGTCCCTTTGGCAGCGATACGCTCAGACCACCCGTCCACATCCGCCTCAGTGATCGGGGCGGTCAAGGCACTCTGACCGAAATCCTCAAGTGCTATCTCAATGACCTGGGCCAGGACCTCCCACGGGTTCATGCCCAGACGGCCACCACGGGCCCTGTCCCCTAACGTCGAACTGGTGGTGACTAGATTCTCGTTACCCTGGTTGTATAGATTCGTCCAAGCAAGTTGCTCCTGGGCGGTGAAGCCAGATGTGTCTATCCCCATGTCCTCCAGCCCCAACAGGGGAGTCCTCGCACGGTGGCTGGCTATGTTCGCCTGTTGAATCCTGGTGGCCTCATCCAGGAAACCAGAAGTATCCCCGATAGTCCGGGTGATGTTCTGATTCACCACCATCGGGTTCCGGGGGGAACCGTCCGGGTTGACCGGCTCACCCGCCTCGTTGAACCCCTCAAACTGGTGAGCCGGATCGGCTGACCAGTTGGACGTAACCCCAAACCTGTCCTGCACCCCGCCGATCCGCTCATCAGTGAACGGATCCCTCCACCCACCACCATGAGACATGATGTATTCAGGGTGAAACTTGGTGTTCGGATCAGCGGCCATAGCCGCCACAGTCGCCGGGTCGTCAGTTGTCTGCCCTACGAAGATCGGGGCGAAAATCCTGCCGTCAGGCGTAACAGCCATTACCTACCGTACCCTCTCTGCCCGGAGAAGCCGAACGCATCACTCAACACATCGAACATCTGCCGATACCCAGAGACACCCTTGTTGGAGTTTTTCCAATCATCTGTCCCCCTCAAAGCCCTCTCAAAGTCCTCAATACCCGTGTTGTCCCGCAAGGCCTGGTTCACCAGCGTGTTATACATACTCCCAGCCGAACCGACGGGACCGGCGGATGTCGGCATCAGATTGTTGTAAGCGTTGACCCACGGTTCCGCCCACAAGTAGGTAGGCACCAGCGACGGCTTGTGTGGGTACAGTTCGTTGGCTGCGTCCATGATGGACTGCTTCACATCAGCCATCGACATGCTGTTAGAGAGAACTTTTTTGGCCTGGTCCACAACACCCAGGCGTATGCCGCCTTCGGCACCGGGACTGTGCATCCCCCACTGTTGCTCAAACTGTTCAATCTCCCAAGCCTTGTTGTCTAAATCAACATCGTACTGGCCGACCTGCTGTTGGATCTTCCGGTTGTGTTCCTTCCAGGCGTTGTCCCCGTCCGCCTTCGCTGCGTAATCCTGGATGCTTCCAACGGCCTGCCACCATGTCATGGTCCCCTGGGCAATAGATACAGCGTTGGCGTACAGACGGTCCTGCACATCCAAGGAAAGTTCATCTTCCCGAATGTCCGGGGTGTCCAGTTTGTCAGACATGCTGTGGTAGGTCTTCCACAAATGGACTAGGCCACCCTCTGACCCCTCATAAATCGTGTTGACCAGGTCACCCCTGGTGCCGGTCCATTTGCCGTCGACCAGTTGGCCTCTGGCCTTGTCCCACTTCTCCTTCGATCCGCTTCTCTTCTGAGAGAACTCCGTGTCGTTGAACAGGTCAAACAGTAAATCCTGGCCCAGGAGAACCGGTTCGGATATGACCCTGGCTATTACCGCCTGGACCCCTTCGTCGTTCCATGCCGCTGTCCCCATCAGCCCCAACTCAACAACGAGGTCTTGCACAAACTCCTCAACAGTTACCAGTTGAGGCGCTTCGTCTGGCCCGGAAGCATCGAACCTGAACCCGTCAAGTCCAAGACCCTGAGCGTTTACGGTCGCAGCACTAGGCCGCCACAGCGGCCACTCAGTGCCGACACCATCTGTGAAGGGTTCAGCGACCATGGCGTCCCATTGGGCCTGATCCCAGGCCTGGGTGTCTCCGTAGTTGTCGTTCCCCTCAACAATCTCAGCGATCTGGTCTGCGTCCATCCCCTCTATTCGCCAGAAAACTGACGGCCCTCCCCCAGTGGAGGAATGGGTCGGCTGGACGTAGTAGAAGACGGCCGGGGGCACGAAGAACTGCCCGCCTTCGATGCGCTGCGCCTCCTGCCCCACGATCTGGACGATGAACCCTGGTTGTATGTCGTTAGACACCGGGCCGTCGGCCAAAGAACCAAGGGTCACAGAGGTGGTGGTAAGAGAGGAAGCCTCCGGGCTTGTCGAGGTGGTGGTAGAAGAGGCAGGGGTGACAGCCGTCGGGTCGGCAGCCCCCAAGGCCTCAGAGATCCCTTGGCCGATCCAGTTGTAGGGAATCCCGTCTGGGTCACTCTCTCCGACCATGCTGGCGTCGTAGGACCCGGTGCCTTCTGTGGTCGGCGTCGGGGACTGGGACCCTTCTATCGGCGGGGCAGTCTGGTGCTGGAGAACGTCGTCCCATTGGAACGTCCCGGCGGGCGCATCTGGTGCCTCAGGGATCTGCGAAACGTGCGTGATGTCGGCTGGGGCAACATGGCCTGGTTCCCCACCCTGGGCGTAGGTTCGCAGGCCGAACTTCTCTACGTTGTCGATGAGCCACTGGGCGGTGGGGGTCCCGGGGCTCGCATTGTTGAAATCGACGGCGTACCCGTGGTTGTGCAGCGACTCGCCCGGGGGTGCCGCTGGCTGGCCCCGGTACTCCTCCTTGATCGTCCACTTTCTCCCGTCCCAGTCGACGGAACCGGAGGGGTCCTCTTCGTAACGCTCCAGGAAGAGGGCTTCCTGGAGGGCGGTGTCTCTAAAGCCGCTCGCCACGGTCAGAATGATCCCGTCCTCCGCCGCCGCATCAATCAGTTCCTGTAGTTTGGCTACAAGGTCTTCGTTCAGATCGGTGACGTTGACATTTGGGCCGGTGGTTTCCATTACGCCCAGCCCGTCTTACTTAGGTTCATCGGAACGCCCTCCTCATCGCAGACAGACGCCGATAGTAGGTGCTGCCCCTGGCGGACGGATCAGTCAAAGCCACTTGCTGCGCCAACGTCCTGTCCCCAGACTCCATGCCCGCCTCCGTGGCGATGCGACTCTCATAACCCATCAGGTCGGAAGACGCCGAAGCCATCTGGCCTGCGTACTGCTCCTCCCCCATACCCGTAGGCATATTCCCGTACAGACGCTGATAGTCGGGCGACGACCGCATGGACCGCATCACCGCCACCTGTTCGTTCGGTGCCTCACGGACACCGCCCTGCGCCCCGGTGTCCCATATATTGGGGTACAGGTTACTGGCCCTCACGGCCTCTCCGAAATCGTTGATCAGGTTGTTTAGTTCGTCGTCGCTCAAAGGCTGAATCCGCCACGACGCAGCCAATGTCCTGGCTGCTTCCCTCATGGATTCCCCCGGGACAGTGACCGGCCCGGTCAACGTCGACCAGTCGTTCTCGTAGTCCTGCCAGGCCGACGCAGCGACCATGTCTTTCGCACTGGACGCCGGTGAGTCCTCCAACCGTGAATACCAGTCAGGGCCCAGGATGGATTGGATCTCGTTCATTTCCTCAGCCGTCAACTGTGCGTCCATAGACCCGCTGTTCAAACCGACCATCCTCAAAGCCAACTCGTTGGTGCCCAACGCATACACCTTGGCGATCATGTAGTTCTTCACCCCGGCGACACCGTTTGTCATCGCATGGTTGAATCTCTTCACCGCCCCGTGAACCAGGGCTCGCTCCTGAGCCCGTTGCTGTCCCTGGTCCACCCCCTCAACAGGCTCAAAGGTCTCCGCCCAGTCAACTGACTCGGCAATGTCAAATATGAGATGCAACGGGAGTTTGGTCTCAGCCGCCAGACCCAGCAGCCCCCAACCGTCCGGGCCATCCAAATGGTGGCTGTCGATCCCCGTCCCTTTCAGGAGGGCGTTGACCTTGTCTGCTTGGAAAATGCCCGTCGGATTATCCAGTGGGCCGACAGTGATGAAGTCCCGACGCATCGACTCGCCGTCAACCAGGACTCCTGAGAAATCCCACGCAACTGTCTTGATAAAGTTCGTCCAGATACCATATGGATCGGCAGTCACCGTTTGGATGTCGTTCCACCATTGGATGAACTGTCCTGCCTGGATGCCAGGGTCCCCACCCGCCTGGGCCTTCTCATCGCCCCAGTTCCAGGTGTTCGGGTGGGCGAAGTCACCGTTCTCGTCCAACATCCAGGCCTGGGTACTCTTGAAAATGCCGTTTTCGTTTTCCAGCAGTTCGTAGGCGACAACAGCCAGGTCGTAGACGTAGGCCTTGGCGGCTTCCACTGTGGCCTTCTCTGTGGCAGTCAGTGGCTCCAGTCCGGGTGGAAGCGTTGTGGTCGTCGGAGAGGTCGGTGAGGGCGTTTCTAGTGGGTCGGCTGCCTCATACGGGGAGTAGACCCTGGTCGAATAGTCGCTAAGGGCCCGCCAGTCCAGACTGAACAGCAGACCGCCGCCGCCCACCTGGTTGGCCGCAACCATGGCGGCGAACGCCGCCTCAGCGGACGTTTCTGTCATTACCTCACCTCCCTGGTGACTGGCCCGTAGATGTGGGACCAGATGCGATTATATATTGGCAGAAAGTCGGGGTACTCAGCAACCAGTTCACTTGCCCTCATACGCATTATCGAATGAACCTCCGGGGGCATGAACAACGGGTTCACCGTGTGGTACTCCTGCGACTCCAACCAAACCTTCATTGTCTTTTCGAACACATCGAAGTCGGCAGCCGCTACGTCCCCAGGAATCGTCGCATTGGCGACCCGAACCTGTAGTTCCAAGTCCCGCATTCTTTGGTTGGAGCCGCCGGACTGACTAGCCGCCCATGCCGGGTACTTCTGTAGGAGTTCGACTTCCTTTGCGTCAACAAACTCAGACCCCAGCATTGTCTTGCCCTGGTAGGTGTACGTTCTCTTGTTGAACTGCTCCCAGGAAACGCCTTGGGCCGTTAGGGCGTCTACTATTTCAGCCCTCCATGTGGACATCTCCTCCCAGGCGTTCTGTATCTGGGCCTCGTCGTGCATGCTGGACTGTTCCATCGGTATCCGACCGATCACCTGCATCTGCTGCATGGTGTCTTCCAACAAGTGGCGGAAATCGCTGAGAAGTGGGAACACCCGTTTGATCAGAGTCTGAACGTCGTCCCACCAGCCCTCATCGGCATCCGGTGGGGCCGACAAGGCCTGAGGCATCAGCAACGCAACAATCGGGTCCTTGAACATATCCAGGGTCTCAGCCCGCTGCTGTTCCTTGTCCCAGGGTGCCCCTTCCCACGGGTGGGCCAGTAGAGCGGCAGTCCCCCGGAACGTCCCACCGACCATCTCCGACACCGGGTTGTGCCAGATGCCCCGGATGAGCGGGGCGTTCATGCCGCCGAACTCGCCGGGAGACAAGCCGTAACCGAACAGGTTGATCCGACGGATCTTCTCCAGGATCGGCAGGTATTCCCTCCACCGGTCGTTCAGGTCGTACCGTTCGTCTACCAGTTCGTAGGCTTTGACCATGTCGTGGAGCAGCACGCCCCGGCTCAGGTCGTTGCCCATCCATTCGGCAAAGTGGCCGACGGTCTTCTTCATAAACGAGAACGGGAACCAGACGAAGTTGACCGACTGTTCCACAGCCGACCGTCCGGTCATCCCGTAGGTGTAGGTCTTCCTGGATATTTCGTAGGCCTTCTCAGCGTCGATCCCTGCTTCCATGAGTTGCCCGAAGGTAGACGCCATCCAGTTCTGTGGGGAGAAACCCATGATGCCAACGGATGTGAACCATTGGCTCATGTTTTCGATGTTCTCCCACTGGAAGTCGCCCCGGCCCTGGGCGATATCCATGAAAGCGGAACGAATGTGCATCCATTCCTTCTGTGCAGCAGCCTGAGCCGACTTGGCATCCATCCCAGGGTTGGCTTTCCTGATCCGCCGGGCCATCATCCTCTGGAACGACTTGGGGCCCTGGTTCAACTTCAAGCCCCTGGCAACGTCCGCTCCAACAACCTGGGACAGGACCATCCCCTCCACATAACGGCTGATGTCGAACACCGGGTTCAGGCTGAACCGGAAGTAATCCCGCATGTTGGCAGCGAAATCGCTCAGGTGGGCGTACCGCTGCCAGTCGGTGTAGTTGAAGACATCGTTCGGGTTTCTCCAAGCCGGGCCTCCCGGCTTCCATATCCCCAGTAGCCCCTTCTCTCTTAGAACGTCCAGGTCAGCGACCTGGTTTATCACCGGTCGGGCTCTCAGCCCGCCCCTCAAGGCCACGTTCGCTGCGGCACGGCCCGTCAGGAACCCAACAGTACCGGCGACACCCTTTCTCAATCTGCTCCCCCATTCGCTGTCTTCCGGGTGCCTATCCACAGTGTCCATAGACGCACCGGCAGACCCCAGCATTCCTCCGACGAACGGGGTACCCCTGGTTACCGTCCCGTGCCGGAACTTCCCAGGGGTCAGGAAACGGCCCGCTTCGTGACGGCTCAGGATGGTTAGGACGCTTGTCGCTGTGTTCTTGGAACGCAGGTAATCCTCCAGGTGGGCCAAGCCCCGGACGCTTGACCCTTTCTCCAACCTCCGGGAAGCCTTCAACGCATTCCAAATAGCCCGAAACTCGTCTTCCGAATAGTGGCCACCGGTCCAAACGCCTTCCACCATCTTGCCAACAAGGGCTTCTCTGACCTTGTTGTACGGCAATATCGACAAGTCCGGTACCGAATACGGCGTCCTGGACAACTTGAGTTTCGTGGTGACCCCCTCCATGGGGTTAGCCATCCGGTACCCGTAACCCATCTCATCTAGGAGATCCATGTTCGCTTTGTTCATATCCCGCATGACGTTGTGTAGGAAGCCGATCAAATCTTTCAAGGCTTCGCTGTTGGGATCACCGCTGTGGAACTCCGCTCGTATCCCCTCAGCGGCCTTCGTTCTGCCGGGCACCTCTGCCCGTGTCCCCTTGATCCCCCCTTCGGAGTATTCGGCAGGAGACAACTTGCCGACACGGCGGGCGGCCTCAGCCAAATGCCCAGCCAAAGCCGACTTGGCGGTTCGCATACGAAGCGAAGCCAACCAATACGGGTTCTGCCTACTCAGCCCCAACGTCAACTTGTTGTTTATGAACTGGGTGTCCATGTCCAGTTCTGGGATCAGTTTCCCCAACCGGCGAGGATCAGCGAACTCCACACCATGGACAGCCATATAACCCTGGTCCTCCAGGTGCTTCACCAAATAGGCAGGGAGGCTTTCCGGGTCTATCTTCGCAGCGATCCTGGCCGACGCTTTCTGCAACTCCAGCGCCCGCTTGCGGGCCACCTTGACAAGGTCCCCGCCGCCGTCGACCAGTACCGGATCCAGGCCAAACCTGTTCACCCACTCCGGTCGAAGCGCCCACTCCCCCAGTTCGTCTATAAGCGTCGCTTCCAAGTCGTCCAGGTTCTTGCCGTTACGCATCGCATATTCCACCAGGCGTCGAATCCTGGCGGTGGCTTCCTCATGGATGCCGGTAGGAAGCGTCGTCTTGAGCATCCCCCTCTTGATCAGATCATCTAGCCATTCCCTAATCGTCCCCTGCTTGACACTTTCAATAGGCGTGGACTGTATGAAGCGTCCAGCCTCAGTAACGAGGTCATCCCAATACGGCTGGTTACGAAGTTTCTGGGCCCCCTTCAGAAGTTTCACCCGGTAGGTGACCTGAGCGGCGAACTCAATCGCTTCCTGTTTGACTACCGAACCCAACCGGGCCAACGTGACCCGGCCCCATCCAGGGTCGATGGACCGCACCAGTGGCTTATACATGCCTTTGTTGATCCAGGTCACATAGTTGTAGTCGATGTTGTCGACCGCATACCCCAGCAGATGCCCCCCATAGGGGAGGGGGGTACGTCGGCCAGTGGCATGGTCCTTGGCGAACGGGAACAGGTTGAGTCGGCGGCCACTGTCCGACAGGGCCTTCTCGTAGAAAGCGTCCGCCAGGCCGCCACGGGCCACAGCGTCATGCAGTTCAGTGGACGCCTGCTCAAACGCCGACCAGTTCGTCAACCGTTCCAACACATCGTCGGTCAAACCTTCCATCACCGCCGGGAGGTCCCCGAAGGCCCCCTGCACACGGGGAGCCTGGGTAGGGAGCCCTGAGACTTGCGGGATTCGACCTTGCATTGCCTCTGTCAACGCCGGGCTGCCAGTTTCCAGATTGTTGACTACCTCCATAATGGTGGCGTCCCTGGCGTCGTTGTGGTTATGGACAATCCCCCGGTACTTCTTACCTTCGGAAATAACCTCAGGGTCCCAGAACATCTTGATCTTCGCCGGGTCCCACCGTCGTGCCTTACCGGTCGTCAGTTCAGTCCAGGTGAACGTCCGGTGCGCTCCCTCAAACCCTGGTGGGAGAACCAGGCCCTGCACCCCTTCCTCCAACGGGTCGTCTAGGAAACGCCTAGCCTCATCAAGGCTGGTGCCCCGACCGGCGGCCAACTCCTCAATGTTTACGTCTGTGATCCTTGCACCACCGGCAGGGGTTTCGCCCTGCCGCAACTTCCTCCAATACGTCCAGCCGCTTTCCGGGTCCATTTCCTCCACTAAACGGACGTACCCCTTGCCGACAGATGTCCCTCTGAGCCCCGTTGTCTGCGGTGATTCCAGGGTCTGTTCAAGCAACTGGCGGCGCATAATGGCGACAGCGTCAGCGTCGCTCCTGGCCCCGGTGACTGTTGTCTTCGTAGCGTCCCGGGACACATGAGCGATGTATTCCATGGCGTCATGCGGGTCCAGGGGATGGATTTGTGCGTACAACTTGTTTTCGATTGCTTTATACAGCGGCGACCATTCGTGTGGCTCCACCCCCATGAGCCTGGCCGCCTGCCGGGCTGCGTGTTCGATACCGAAGGTCATAAAGTGCCACAGTTTCGCTTTACCCCACACTGCCTTGTCCCCGGCGAAGAAGTGTTCAACGAAGGCGTTGTCCAGGCTGGTTTCCTTGGCGGTCTTCTCAAAGTCCTTCGACATCTGGGGGAACCGCTCGTCCCCTTTAGGGTTGCGGCGCAGGTAGTCGGTCATAGCGTCGTACATGGCGTTGGTAGCCCGACCACCCGACTCTCCGAACGCTGCGAACCGGCGGCGAACAAACGGGAACATCGCTGAAGCCGCCCTGGCACCCTGGTGGCCGACCAAGCGGAACCCTCGCATCACCGATTTGAAGGTGCCGGGCTCAAAGATCGTGTACGGGGTGAACAGGATGTCGTAGGCGATGTCCCCCAAGAAGTTGGTTTTGTTGATCGTCCCGTCCGGGTTCATGAAGTACCCGTACTGCTGGCGGAGATCCTGGACGATGCCGACCTCGTTGAGAGACCAGCCTCCTTCGCCGGGCATGTCTCCGCCGTGACCGGTCGCCAACTCGCCCCTGGCCATCAGGCCGGGACGCCACACCAACTGTTGGTTCATCAACCGGGCTGCTTGGATTGCTCTGGTGTTTCTCCAGGCTTGCATCCCCCGCCCGACTGACTGGGCTGGTGCGGCCATTCGGCCACCAAAACGGGTGGATTTGCTCATTGCGCCTGTCATCCAACTGCCCAAGCCGGACGGCCTGCCGAAGTTGGTCAACCGGGTCGCACCCTGGACACCCTGGGCACCGTACTGGGCACCCCTCAGACCGGGGACCGCAGTGAACGGCTGATCTGTAATAAACGCCCGACCCACCGGGCCCATTCGATGCATTTGTAAACCCGTCCTTATTGACTGTTGGAACCGGAATAGGCCGGTACCTTGCATCACCGCTGCCCCGGCCAGCAGCCCTCCAATACCCACGCCGACTCCGGCCAAACCACCGATAATCACTATCCAGTTCAATATTGGTAGAGCAACGTCGTCTACTGGACCCGTAAAGGCGTCAAGTATTGCTATGGGAGTCTTCCAGGAGGCGTACCCGCCGTCGGAACTATCCGGCGAAGGGTCTTTTCTTGTCGTATACGTCCGGCCCGCTGCCTCAAACCCTGGCGGGAGCATCAGGATCCCACTGTCCGGCACCAAAGGGATTGCCTGGAGGTGGTACAGGAGCCGCTTGTATTTCGGGATCCAGTCGTCCCATTCGTGAGCGATCTTGTCGTAATCCATCAACAGATCCCACTCTGTCATGGCTCGCATCAGCCCAGACGGTGCGAAGTTGTCGAAGATGTTGGCGGTTTCCTCTATGCTCAAAGCCCCCTCACGGCCACCCGTGAACCCGCTTGTCAACCGGTCTGACGCCATACGACGATTCACCACGTTGTATTCCGGGAACCAGCGAGGGTCCGCCATCTGCTCAGGTGTCAGTTCCACATACCCCTTGCGGACAGCCTCCTCTTTCCACAACCGGACAGCGTCAGGGTCCAACTCCTGGGGGCGTCCCTGGCCACCCATCAACGCCCCGCCATACCAACGGGTCAGGAACTCGTTCATCGGTTCTGGGTCTGGCTGCTCTGGCTGCTCCGCCTGCTGCAAATCCAGTTGGGCAACGTCAACGTCCTGAACGTCGATCTGTTGCGGGATCGGAGCCTGAGCAACCTCCAGTTCGCTTTCCATCCCATAAAGCAAACTTTCGATGTTCGCTGGGCCGATCCCCGGCAACGTCGCCAAGTCCAACCGGACAGCATCAGGGATCTCAGGCAGACTCCACGACCCGTCGATGTGCCGAAGCGTTTGGATATTCCGGTCGATCAAGCCAAGGCTCATAGAACCATCGCCTCCTGGGCCAGCATGAACTCCTCAACCTGCTCAGGGGTTATCTCAGGGCGGGGCTCAAACACGATGCCCCCGTCGCCCTGTACCTGCTTGAAGTGGCTCTGGGTCCCTTTCCAAATGGGTTGGGGGATCCCCATGAGGTACGCCGCACAGGTCTGCTTGCCGTCAGGGTGACTGATACCAGGCCGCCAATGTTTGCACATATGGCAAATGCTCATCTCAGCCATTAGTCGTTCTCCAAGCCACTGATCTTCGACTTCAGCGGCGTGTTCAGGTACTTCTTTTTCTTCACTGCTAGTTGGAGATGATCCAGCAGGGACACCTGGTACCCGTAACGTCCCTTTGACACCCCGTGGTCAACTACATCCTGATCGTATCCTGTGGCCCGGTCGGACTGCTGGGATGTGTCCCAGGTCATCAGGCTTCGGTTCCAGAACGGGATCCTTTGCGAAGGCCCGAAAGATCCAGCCCATGGGTCTTTTGGCCTGCGGCTTTCGGCTTCCAAGGCGTGGACGTAGTCCATGTCGTACAGCATGCGCCACATCATTTCGACCACATCGTTAGCCAACGGTGGAGCCTCTGCTGTGCCGAATGTCAGTGTAAACGATTCAGAAATGACCTCTATCCAGGTTGTCGCAGCGTAGGTACTCAACTGGTCGGCCACCGCTGCTGGCCCGCCGTGTTCGGAAATGATCCTGGACAGTTGTTCCCGAACCAAGTGCCCACGATCCAGTTGAACCGCCGCACCGTGGCTAGCGTGGCCAAACTCATGGAACATCGTCAAGGTGGTACCGGCCTGCTCCAAGGGCATTTCTGCGGTTCCCCGCTGCATTCTGGCCAAATAGTTCCCCCATCGGATACGCCACATCGTGTCGTAAGCCGACTGGCTCCCGGCCTGACGGGCCATGGAGCCAACCGATATGTGGATGCCGTGGGCGGGCCAGGCGGTCATCCCGGGTGTGCTGCCCGGGCCGTAGCGATCCGGGATTCTGTCTTGGACGAACGAATCGGCGGTTTGTGGGCTTTTTGCCACCATGCGTCGCCAGGACGGCGGATGGTACTGCCCGGCCCAACTCTGTTTGTCCATTTGGGTTCTTGGGCTTATTGCTCCGAAGGTGATACTCCCTAAAAGGCGAACCACGCCAGGGAACATCATTCCCCCGTGAGCCTCCCGGAACCTCGCCACACCGGGGAGATCCCTGAGGTCGCTGGTCGTCTGGTGGCCTGGCCGTTCCGTAAGAGCCCCTAAAGCCCCCAAGCCTTGCAGAACAATGTCTCGTTGCGGGCCGAATGGCACACTGCCGTAACCGGCGATTATGCCAATCGGGTCATCAGGCCAGATGCCCAGGTCGGGGATCAGTTCTTTGGCGGCTGCCCGGTAGACCTCTTGACGGGCAAGGTCCAAGTCTTCCCCCTTCTTTTGCTGTTGCCACTTCGATGAGTAGATGCCCCCGCCCCCGTAGCCCTCTCCAAGAGCGTCTAACCAGTACGCCGCTAAAGAGTTTTCCCCGTTGTGGTAATCGTCAAACAGCCGGTCCATGTGTTTCTTATGTTGCTCAAACGCCTCGTAACGGATGTTGGGGTCTTTGCCCATCTGGAGGTACAGGGCGTATGGGACCGGAGATATTTGGCCATCCATAGCGGTCCCCAGAGGGTGCCCTTTGATGGCCGTGGCAAGTTGTGTGGGAGACACACCGAACTGGCGTAGAACCTCAATAGCACGGAACACATCCCCGATTTCCGCCATGTTCGCCGGGTCATACAGGACCGGGTCCGCTAGTGAGAACTCTGGCTGTGTGGTTTCTTTGAGACCCCTGCTGAACGGCTGTGTCGGATCGTGCTGGTACCCGGTGGCTGCGTGCTTTATGTGGGCGGCAATGTCGGTGGACGCTATGCCCACAGCATCGCCGGACGCCAGAGGAAGCACGCCGGTCGCTTTGGCCTCATTCGCCATCTTGTATTTCTTACGTTCTGCTTTCGTTCTCGCTTTGCGCCGGGCGTCCGTAGGCCGGGTACCGATATCCGGTATTTTTACCCGGTCGCTGAAGTCATAAACGAACTCGTACCCTTCGGGGATAGGGAGACTGTCGTTGGTCACCTTGTTGATTCGCCCCTGGCCGGTCACATGCCATACCGCTGGGTGGTTCCCAGTAGCGGAAAGGCCAGCCCACAATGGGTGACCCTGGAGGACAGCGGCGTCTTCTCCGACGATTATGACCGGCATCTGTGTCTCAGGGTTAGTGACTACAGACAATGCCCCAATCTGCTCTCCCTCCACTTTCGATTTCAGGATGTTCGCAGGATCCACTTCCAGGCGGAGACCAGGGGTGGTGGTCATCCTCGCTGAGGAATCCAGTTCCACCGTGCTGTCCCCGAACCGGTCAGAGACAACCACATCGTGGGTGATCTGCGTGTTCGGCAACCGACCGTGTGTGGGGTCCATCCGTAACGCCTCCGCCCCGGACACCCACACTGTGTGGTAGTTCGGGTCGATTATCTGATGGTCGCTGTGCCGGGCCCGGTGGGTCATTCTCCGGTCACCGTCGGTGTAGGAATATTCGCCTGCCCGCACGCTGTCCGGGTGGGCCCACAACTCGCCGTGCCAATAACCGGCAACGCTGAGAACAGCATCTGATGCTTCCATGGCTTCCCATGACGAAGTGGTGGCCGACGGGTCGGCGTTCGGGCCGAACTCAACAATCAACTGGACCCGTCTGCCCTGCCTTGCGCCAGACTCCACTGTGGGGCCAACGCTCAACGGCACTGCTTCGTCGGCCTGGTAATCAACAGTGAACTCTGTTGACAGAGTGCTGTCATTCAGCACCAAACCCATCTGGGTTCCCTCCGTGCCACCCCCCACAGTTACCCCTTGCTCTACCGGGAAGAACAGGTCGTTGGCGAAGTCGTATTCTCCCTCCGTCGTCCACATCCTCTGGACGCCGAAATCTTGCGCCACCGTCTTTGCCTGTTCGGCTGTCATCCCGAACACCGTGTAAGTCCGACGGGACGAACCGTCCACATCCTGGACATACGATTCGACCGGGTACCCGTACCCCAAAGATTTCACAGCCCGGCCTAAAGAGGGGTCGTAGGGGAGCGTCACCCAACTGTGAGTGAGGAGAGGGTTGTTTCCTTCCTTGGTGCCCATCAGATATTCGACTTCGGCCCGGGCCAATGGTGCCCCGGTAGGGGTCGACGCATCGAACGACAACGGCACCTGGGTGACATCCAATGATGCCTCCCCTGCTTGCAGCAGGTCTGCGACCTCACTGGCCCTCTCATGGGACACTTCGACCACCATGTAGTTGCCAGGGGAGTGAACATCCGGGAAATCATGGGTTGTTGGTTCGCTCACTGTGCGGAACTCGCCGGAAGGAGAGTCAGGGGCCAGCAGGCGTTGCATGGCCGTGAGGCTCCTCACCCGGCGGGCTTCACGGGCAATCCAACGAACAGGGTTAGTGGGGGAAGGTTCGGGGGCGACATCTTTGCTGGGGCGGGCAGTCATAACGACCGGTCTGGCGTCAATAGGGCGGGCTGTCCTCATCATGTCCGTCACGCCTGGCAAAGCCGGATCTGCGTAGGCCCGAACCCCGTTCAATGTCGTTACGAGAAAGATACCCTCAGTGTTATCTGCCTTGTTCCGGGAATGGCTCCTGATCACATCGGCCATCATCTCGTTCGGGTCGATCAGGGTGCTGTCCAACCCCCCTAGTTCCGTGATCATCGAAGAAGCCAGCGGGCTGCGCCCTTCCAGGATCTTCAAGATGGAGTCATTCCAAACCGACGTTCTTCCCCGAACCATTAGCGGCCCGGCCTCCTGGATCGGTAGCCAACCAGTGGCCTGTAGTTCCGCAGGGGTCATACCCATCAGGTCCGCCACAATGGCGGTCGCTCTCACAGCAGCGTCATATATTTTCTCTGCGTGTGCGGTCGGCACCGACTGGCCGACTTCCAAACCCCCAGTGCGTCCCCCCATCTCTGAGGCTTCGTGCTGGGTGATTTCGCCGGTGGCCACCAGCCTGCCGATGATTTCCATTCCAAGGCTGGAGTGGTATTCGGACTCCCCGCTGAACGCCTGCTTCGGTATTTCGGCTTGGTTGAACCAAGGGGCCTCTACGCCGTGGAAGAACCCCATTAGTGCCCGGTACCAGTGAACATCCCCGGTTATCACACTCATACCGAACGGGCTTGTCGAAGCGTCCGCCGTAGGCCACAATCCGTTGTGCATGAATGCCAGGGTCTTCAACATTCGTAGAACCTGGACTGGGGATTGCCCCTCAAAGATCGTTGCCGCCTTGGCCCGTGGATTCCCCATGCCTAGATGACCGGTTTCGGTCACTGGGGCGTAACCCGCCGACACACGGATTTCGTTCACAACAGCGAGTCTTTGTTCCTGGGTTAGTTGGACACCTTTGTTGTGGAAGTCCATTGCGGCCATGATCGCCTGGTTGATGTTGTCCGGGTCCCACTTGTTCCGTGGGGAGAAAGCGGAGATTGCTGCCGCCACCTGGTACCGTTTGAGGGCGAATCGGTCTGCAATGTTCTTGATCAACAGTTTCATCTTCGGGTACCAGCGTTTGCCCGCATCCCGGTGGCGTTGCTGAACCATGACTTCGGCCTGGCCGTCGAACAGCGCCAACAAAGACATGATCATCTCTGGGATTACCGTGGCCAAATCCAATCTGGACATGGCATCGTCCAAACCGTCCGGGTCCAGAATCTGGTTTCCTTCCACATCCACATAACGGGAAGTGGGGAGGAACTGGCCGTGGCGTTCTCTTGACCCGATGATGCGCCCGTCTGCTGTTTCGTAGAAAGCCGACCAGGCCATCGTCGGGTCTAGTTGCAGATCCGGGGCGCTGTACCGGCCTACCATGGTAGCCAGTTGCGCTATTTGACGTTGAGCAACCGCACTGTCCTTTGCGGCCTTTGCCATGTCTTCGGTTGTAGCACCGAAGTTGAATAGATCCCCCTGGCTCAACAGGGCCCCGGTCTGTTTCAGTTCCCTCCCAGCAAGCAGGCCCATGTCCATGGCTTGCACGAACGTAGACAGCCCGTACAAAGAAGCCTCAAAGAGGTCCTTGTCCATTCCCGACGACCACGTTTCGGTCGCTGTGGCAATCGGGTCGTACAGTTCCGCCAGGTCTGTCCCAGCCCCCTGGTAACTTTCCGGCGTGAACCCCCCCAAAGAAATAATGTGTCTTCCCACCCCAAGTACGAAATCTGTGAACGCAGCCCTGCTGCCAGTGCCAGGACCCATGTCGTCCCAGCGGAACCCCCCGCTGGAACCTTGCATAGCGACGACGAGCGCCTCCGGGACGAAATACTCGTTGCCGTCGCTGTCAGTTTTCAGTTCGCCGGTTTCCGCCCACAGGGCTTCCGTCAACGCTTCCATCGTCGGAGCCGTCGCTACCCGCCGCCACCTTTGAGCGCCCAGGCCATGAATAAACGCCAAGCGTTCCTCTTGGTCCCGGTATATCGAACCGGACATCTCAGTTGTGGCTAAACGCCGGGCCTCCTCCACGCCGGGCAACTCCATCCCCACGACGGCTTGGGCCATATCGCCCTGGGCGTAAATCTCCTCTACCTGCTGCTTGTACCGTTCCCGAAGGCCGGTGTAGGCCTGCCTGCCGAAATGGGCCCCAGTGCCCACGAACCCCAGGCCTGCGAAGATCGCCAGGCCCCGCTCCAACGGGTCCATGTCATTGCCGGGATCGACGCCCTGGCGGAGATCCAAATAGTCTCCGACTATGGGGGTGAACTCAACCATTGACCGTACCGTGTCCCCCAGTGACATCTGGTTGGCGTCGCCGCCTGCCATCCACGGCGGCATGAACATGGAGACCGTGTTGTAAATCCCCTCTAGGGGGTCACGGGCGTAGGTCTCCAGCAATGTTTCCCTGTCCGGGAGTTCCTGGACAGGTTCTGCTGGGTCTACCTCAAGATCTAGAGGCATCTAGCATCATCTCCAGCACGATCCCTGCCCATTCCCGGGTCTCAGGAGAAACCTCTTTGCTGGACTGGAGAGCATCTAATAGAGCGATCCGTGCCTGGGAAATATTCGCAACCGATGGCTGGGCAGCAGGCCCATCTGGCTGACCGGTGACCATCGGGCGGGACCCGGGGTGCATGAGAGCGTCGGGTACCCCTGTCGGTCCTGCCGGGGTCGGCGGGGCGATGGAGGCTGGTACAGGGCGTGCGGCCCGGGGCCGTCCTGGCGGGGAAGCCTGCTGGGGGCCACCGGGGCCCTGGCTGGACGGCAACTCCTTCTTCAGCCGTTCAACCTCAGCCTTCTCGCCGTATGTGCCGCCCTCTGGCTTGTTCAGCGACTGGTTCTGGGTTGGCGTCTTGTCAATAGAAGTGGGATCAGCCACGGACTTCCGCTCCGATCATTCCGCCCGGACCTGCCGGTACGCCCATGCGGGCGAGAAGGTTCGACCCTTCCGGCGGCTGTGGTGGGCCGGGTCCCAACATTGGCTGGCCACCAGGGCCACCCGGACCACCAGGGCCTCCCGGGCCCATGGGGGCTCCTGCCTGGAGGCCTGGTCCGGCCATCGACGGGAGCATCTGGGCCATCTGTTCCTCCTGTGGTTTCACTACCCACTTCTCGTACAGGTCAAACAGTTCATCACCCTGTAAGCGGGCCCGGGCGATTTCCACCAGGGCCGAATCGGGGATCGCTCCCTGTTCCAAACCTTGAAGCAGTTTCGCCAGGGCCATGGCACGGAACTTCTCCGTGTCGATCCTGGACTGTTCCCTGGCCACATCGGTGAGCCCGTCCAGGTTCTCCTGCACGAACTCTTTGGACACGAACTCGTTCTGGCTGTATTGGATGTGGAGGACCGCCGACTGGGCCGGGTCTCTGCCCATACCCAGGCCGTACTCCACCCGCAACCGGTTGTCCATGTCGATGTCTTTGACGGGGTTGTATTCCTCCAGGAACTCCTGGTTACGGAGGATGCCGCCAGCGGTCTTCTCGCCGGGGAAATACTCCTTGTCGACCATGCAGGCGATCCGCAGAGCCTTCTCCAGTTTCGATTGGAGGATCTGGTGGTAGGTGCGAATAGCGGTGTTCATCATCCCCACGGATGACTCCAGGAACTTCGCTGATGCGATGGCCTGGTCGATTTCGCCGGGACGAGACTTGGGCCAACGGCCACCCAGGTGGATGCCTTCCATCAACTGGGCCATGTCGGCCTGGACGTTCAGTGATGAGACCGCTGGGGGGACACGACCGATAGCGCCCTGGGGTCCCAACTCAATGTACGCACCACCGCCGTAAGGCATCTCTCCGATCAGATCCTTCACGAAGATGTCTGAGTAAACGGCCTGGTCTGCGTAGTCCAACACCATGGACATCAACCGGATGTGAGCCTCCAGGAGGCCTACTACCTGGTCGAACTGGCCACGGAACTCACCGTCCAAGGTGATCCTTGACCCGATGACTATGGGGCATACCCCCACAGAGTTTGGGATCCGTTCCAGTTCGACCGGGTAGAGCGCATAGTCGCCGGAACTAAAGCGGTGGAAAGTGTCGTGGTTGCCCTGGTACATGCCGCACAGTAGATATTCATGCTCGTCGTAGTATTCGACCAACACAACCTTGGTGTTTTCGTCCACTTCGCCCAGACCGTTGTTCCCAACGAACTCGCTGAGAATGATCTGGTAATCCGGCGGTAACTGCGAATAGTAGACCTCCCTTCCGAACATCACCTTGCGGACAACATCACCTGGGCGGAACCCTGGCTCCGGGTAACAAGTTCGGGGGTCCCGGCGTTCAATCAGCGGCATCCGCTGCTCAAAGTCGGGGCTGACCGACCAGACGCTGTACCCGTAGGCGGCCATGTCCATGACGGCCCGGGGGATCAGCAGGTCGATACCGTTGGCCTGCATGTACGAAGTAGCGACCCGCTCCATGCGGGTGGCTGTCTTCTTCGATGTTTGGGTGGCCTTGGCTGGCTGCACCCGAATGGTTGGGATCACCGACGCTGCTTCAGCGGTGTCCTCTAATGCGACCTGGATCATGTTCGGTGAACGTGAAGTCACGTTCTCCTCGTCCGGGTCAAACTCATCGAAATCGCCCTTGACGGTGCGGTCGATAACGTCGATCCTCAGATCACGTTCCGTGTACCGCTGCCGCCAGGCGCTGTACATGCTAGGGAGTTTGTCAACTTCCAGCATTAGTTCTCTGTCCCTCCGCTAACTCCAATAGGTGGCGTTCCGTCTGTGACAAGGGTCGACCGTTCCGGGCGGCAAACGCCCGGTCCCGTATCTCGTCCTCCGTGGCCTCTCTGGGGGCAGTGAAATACAAAGGGTCTCCGTTGTCCGAATAAGTGCCGCAGACGATTTCTCCGTCAGCGACTGTTTCCTGGACCTTCTTGAAAGCCCGGGTGTTCTTACGATCTCTAAACATTATCCCTCAGGTGTCCGTAATGAAAGTGTCACCGATCCGACACGAAGCCTTCGACGTTGACGAACTCCGGGCCCCGGTCCTCCTCATGCTCCTCAACCTCAGCGTGAGGCACCGGCGTGGACAGGGTCGACCGGCGGTAGCCCCACTGGCCACGGGTCATGTGACCTGCCCGCTGGTCTCTCATTTCGACCCTCCGAACGCCTTGTCCCTGGAAATCGACAATGTGTCGACGGCGACGGACACGGGCCGGGACCTTCATCCGCTCGTTGAACAGAGGAAGGTGAGCCCGGTCCAGCAGGTCCCGGCACCCCAGGTCCGCAAACCAAGTTGACATAACTCTGTCAGAAAGCATCCCCATGGGGAAAGCGACGAACTCCTCAATCACTGGTTGGAACATCTTACAGGTAGGGGCGTTACCCCACGGGATGGAGAACATCTCCGCTGTCATCAGCGGGGCCAGGGACTCCACGCCGAACTGGGGGTCCCACTTATTCTTGTGCGTGGTGTGCGGTACGACCCGGACCCCTTTCTTGGCGAGGTATTGGATGATCTCCGTGTTGTATTGCACCAACTGGGACTGCAACCCGTTGTTCTCCACCCTCCACTCAAACAGCGGATACCTCTCAGTCCACGAAATGATCTGATCCTTCATTTGGGGGGCTTTCATCGACTTGACCGCTACCTGGTCAACCAGGAAACGCTTCCCGGTCTTCAGATCCACGCCAATCAGCGAAAAGGCGGTATATCCCGAATCCTTGTTTCCGCCCGCCGGGTCCAAACCGGCGATCAGCCGCCAATCGGACTCGTAGTGCCCAATCGTGCGAGAGGTGTCTTTGCACACATCCAACATTTCCTGGGTGAACGACGCCCCCAGGCCGGGGATGTCGACGTTCTGGTACACCAACTGGAAGTCAGCGGGCCGCATTTCTGACCGGTGGATCAGCGCCTGGTCATACGGGAAATGGTCCGGCCACAGAACCTTCTCGTTCGTGTCGTCCTGGATGCAGGAATACCGCAACACCCTGTAGCCCGGCCTGATGGACAACGTCGAATAGATGTCGCCGGGCGACACCCTCGTTCCGACCCAGATCGCCTTGCCCTTCTTCCCGATTCGGGACAAGGCCTCCTTGTCGATCCACTCCAGCATGCCCGCCACCCGGTCGGGGTTGCGTTGGTTGTCCAAGGTGGCCACATCGTCAAACTTGATAACGTCGGCACGACGGCCATAAATCTGAGCGCCAACACCCAACACCTGAACGGTCGGGTCCTTCTCAGCGGTTTGGCGGCCAGCGACATAGATCGCTTCCTGGTTCCACGCCGACTGCGACCCCTCCGGCTTGAACGGCCCCCAGTCTTCAATCAGGTTGCCCCCGGCCCCCTCGTACAGGTCCGGGTTGCATAACAGTTCGTTGATCGAATGCAGGAACGTCCGGGCGAACGGCAAAGACTTCGACACGATCAGTGTCCGAAGGTTCGGGTTCTTCACCAGCGAATAGATGGTGTCCTTCACCGTGACGTTCGTGGACTTGGAGTGATACGGGGGAAGGTTGATCAGCACCCGGTGGGCGTCGCTGTGGCAGGCCTCCGCCATGTCCCGATGAAAGTCCGGCATCTCATGGTGCTCGTCGCAGTCGGGGCAAATCCAATGCCCGAAGTACCGCTGGTCGAACTCCTCAAAGGTCCCGACCCGGCGCTTCTCGTTCAGGCCCAACGGTGAAATGTTGATACGGGCCTTAGCAGCATCCACCTGGGCGTCCCGCTCCTCCCGGGCGATCTTCACCTTCTTGTTCAGGTGCTGCCGGGAAACCCCGTACTCCTTGGAAGCCTCCGTCTGGGTCCACCCCTCGTCAATGACACGCTTGACGGCCGCCTCAAAGCGGCGGTGCTTAGACCACTTGGAATAGTTGCTCACACCCGCACACTAGCGGAGTCTCATCCTCTTACGAGCAGACCGCTTTGCCGGGGTCCGGCCTTTTTCCCATTTGGGTCGCTCCTGGACCTGGAGCGGCTCCGCAGGAGTCGCCGCTCTTGGTGCCGGGCTCCTGTACCAGGAGATTATACACATGGACCGGCTCCCCTGGTACTAAACAGACAGGAATCCGATATGTATTAGTGACAGGTGGGTGTCTGATTGTCACTCAAATAGATAGGTACCCCCTCCCTGGTCTGGCAGGCCAGGATTTATGGACCCGGGTCTGATCCAGGGCCCGTTTCCGCAGGTCAGGGGCCTGTTTGGTTGATCTCGTTGTCCTGGCCAGACCACCGTTGACCAGGTCGTGTCAACCAGGGGACCAGAGGCCTGGTCTCAGCGCCGCCAGGCCCGGCCCTGGTCCTGGAGGGGAATCGGCGGGCCCGGTGTCATGCACCATGGTCGTGTCACCCTGGGTGTGGCCTGGTGCCTGGTCCTGGGTGCGCCTGGTGGGGTGCTGGACAGGCCTGGTGGGGGGTTGGGTGTGCCGCCTGGCACTGGTGGGTGGCTCGTTGTTGCTGGTCAGGGCATGTTTTCGCTGTCGCACCCCCTCTGACCTGCATGTTTGCATGCTCACTGACATTTTGGGTGTCAATCGGGGGTGTTGTGGAGATTTCTTTTTGGTGGTGTTTGGGCTGGTGGGGGGGTGTTTTGGGGTGTCCAGGCCCTCTAACTGGTTGGATATGTCAGTGACAGGCCTCCGGGGGCGCTACCATGGAACCCGTTCCGGGCACATACGGCCCCCGGGAGGCAGGAGCCAGCCACTCCACCCAGGTCAGGGCGAGAGACCAGACCGGGGTCCCGACCACTGCCGGGGCTCAGCGCAGGGGGAGACCCACCCGGAAGAGGGTGCCACTCCTACCCAAGGACCACGGTCCTACGGAGGCCCTGCGATCCCACCCAGGGAGGTGCCACTCAGGTGGCTGGGAAGACCGCATGGACTACGAGGCCAGCGCCCCCTTACGGGGCCCTGCCACCGGTCCCAGGAGGAGGAGATGGCCTGGGACGATGGAGCAGGAATCGACGCTGGTTGTTGGTCGGAGCGGAGGATTCCTCCTCCTCGTCGCTGAATGAACAGCCTGATGAGAGTCCCCGCTGGGGCTCAAGAAACGAGGAGGAAGCAATGAGTATGAACGAGTGCGTTGCAGCGACCACCGCCTGGGTGCTGGTCAACCAGCCAGACATCATCCGGTACGCAAAGGAGTTGGTTGGGGCACTACCGGTGTTTGGGCTGGTTTCTGCCTGACCCACATCCACACCCCTGACCCGGCCAGCCGGGCACCCTGGATCACGACCAGGGCAGGGACGATTGACACACCCGTGTCAACCAACGAGGAGGAACCATGCACAACAAACACACCAACGTCCAGGTCTCTGATGTCACCACCAAGGTGCTCAATGACACCTGGCGGGCCATCCAGGCCAACCACCCGGACGTTCCCGATGTGTTCCTGGTCGTCAAGTCGACGGGCCGGGTCCGCAGAGGAACGGTCCTGGGTCATTACTCCTACTCTGAGTGGGCAGTGGATGACACCCAGGCACCCGAAGTGATGATCTCCGGTGAATGCTTTGCCGGAGGTGCGGAGCAGGTCCTCCAGACCCTCCTCCATGAGGCAGCCCACGGGCTGGCCCATGCACGGAAGATCAAGGACTGCTCCAGGCAGAACCGGTATCACAACAAGCGGTTCAAGGCCCTGGCAGAAGAGGTCGGTCTTGAATGGCCGACCCTGGTGGACGAGCAGTTGGGTCTGTTCAGTGGGTTCCCATACCCGCCGGACACGACCATCGGCTACTCCGCTGTCAGGCTCTCTGACGAGACCATCCTTCAGTACACGACCAGGCTGATTTGGCTCCGCACTCTCAAGGTCTGCAAAGGCCAACGGAGGAACGGAACGATCACACCTGGGCCCAAGCGCATCCTCACCGGATGCGGTTGCCGTGAGATCACGTTCGGCCATGTTCAGTGGGGCGTAGTTGCCCCGCTGGTCTGTGGCCGCTGTGAGGGCCAGTACCGACGGCTCCCCAGGGACGGCGAACAGTGTCCAGACACCCTCTGGTACTTCCACCTGGGTGCCGACGACAGTGTCGAAGACGGCTTCTGGTCGACCGAAGACGGCGACCAGGTGGACTTCTGGGACCACTACCCACCCACCTGGGCGGACAGCAACGACGGGGCCTGAGCCCCACCCCTGAACAGCATGCTCCTGGGTGCGAGCCCCAGGCAGGGACGATTGACAGAACCCTGTCAACACAACGAGGAGGAACCACATGAGCAAGAACACAACAGTGAAGTACGGCCGTCGCACAGCGAAGGGCTGGAAGAACGTCACCGTCGTCAATGACGAGTACCGGGTAAACATGGACGAGAAGCGCAGCGACGAGGTCGACGGTTCTTTCGCTTCTGTCAGCATCCACGCAAGGACCCACAACGGTGACGCTGTCCTCAGCGTCACGGATCACGGCGACGACAAGTACCAGCCGTTCTACACCATCAACATTGGCACCGGCGTTTCGTCCTCGCTGTTCCTCTCCCCGGACCAGGCCGAGACCCTCTTGGGTCTCCTGGAGCGGGCTCTGGACAGCGAGTCGGTTGACGGCCAGCGCATCATTCGCTGACCGGCGACCACCCCCAGACCAGCCCAGGGCTGGCACCCGGATCACGACCGGGCTGGGGACGATTGACAGAACCCTGTCAACCGCAATACCAACGAGGAGGAATACAGACATGAGGATCAACGCAACCGTTCGGTACACCCCGATCTCACCGGAAGGCCATGCAGGCGTTCGGGTCGAAATCGACGGTGTCCAGCAGCCGCTCATCACCTGGCTGGAGGAGTTCAACGCAAGCCGGGGCTCCTTCCAGGGCGAGGTGAACGGCGTCGCCTGGGAGCCCTACACGCTGAACGAAATCACCCGTGACGACCTCGCTACTGAGTTCGCCTTCCAGGCGTATTCAGAGTGGGATGGCACCGGGGAGATTTACCTCTGATCTAACCCACATCAAATCCCTGACTGGCTAGGCCAGGGCCACCGGTTCAACCCCGGGGCAGGGACGATTGACAGAACCCTGTCAACAGCAATGCCAACGAGGAGGAATCAAATGGGTATGAAAGAAATCATTACGGTCAAGGCATCCACGGTCCAGGTAGGCGACATCATCTGTGGCCTGGGAGTGCCGGGCCACAACCGCACCACCCCGCCAGCCGGGTTCCAGGTCGGTCCGCAGGACCACTGGATTCCAGCGCACACGGTCCTGGAGGTCGCAGAGACCAGCGGACTTCGTGACATGGTACCAACACCGATCTGGTGGCTGGTCACTGAGAGCCTGGAGGGCCGGTACGTCAACGAAATGGGCCCCTTCAGTGCAGACAGCGAACTGCATGTGGTGGCCAGGTCCGTTGGTGACGCTCTGATCGGGCGTGGCCGCTGACCACACCCCCCTGACTAGCAGGCTCTCCGGTGCAAGCCCGGAGCAGGGACGATTGACAGAACCCTGTCAACAGCAATACCAACGAGGAGGAACCAACAATGAGTAACACAACGGTGGAGTACAAGCGTCGCAACAGCAACGGGTTCAAGAACACACGGGTCCGGGCTGACACCTGGGTTGCCCATGTCAACGACTTTGCGCCCGACGACCGCTCTGATGGCTTTGCAACAGTCGACATTCATGCCGACATGCTGCACAGCGACCCGGCTGAGATCACGACCAGGTACTTCGACAACAGCAGTCCGTTCGTTGCCGTCGACATCGGCGGCGATGTGGGTGTGACGCTGTACCTGAGCCCACAGCAGGCCAGGACGCTGGCGGTTTCGCTAGCCGAATCCACACCCGACTGGTTGGGATCACCGACACTGCCTCCAACAGGCGGCACGGTGGACTGAACCACCCCTCAGACCAGCCCAGGGCTGGCACCAGGAGCGAGACCTGGCTGGGGACGACTGACACAACCGTGTCAATCAAGCGAGGAGGAACCACATGAGTAAAGCAACCAACGAGATCCGCCGCCAGCAGGTAGCCCGCAAGGCAGCCCGCCTGGCGCAGGGTTACCAGTACCCGGACCAGGTCAAGGTCCCGGGCTTCCGGTACCCCCTGGAGCCTGGGACCAGGTTCAGGATCAGAGGCAAGCGAGGCTGGTGGGTGTTCCAATCAGCAGAGGTCGACCCGGACGGTCGGACCGCAGTCAACTGCTCCGGCCCCCACCCGACTCACACCCACATCAAGGGTGCCTCAGTGCGGACGTTCTGCGTCCTGGAAGACGGGCCACCGCTCCTGGTGTCATCCATGCCATGGGCTGGAGACATCCGGTCCAGGATCACGAAGATTCAGCGCAAGGGCTGACCCGCCCACCCCCGACTAGCAGCCACCAGGGTGCAAGGCCCTGGCGGGGACGATTGACACGACCGTGTCAGTTAGCAACACCAACGAGGAGGAATGCAAAATGAGCGTAATACCAGAAACATCCACGGCCGGACCCGACATCACGATCACAGTTGATCGGGGTGTCCTGAGGACCCTGGTCAAGGGGTTGCTGTCCCTTCTGCACCCCAACGACTTCCCAGGGCCCCTCTCAGGGGCGGCGAAGACCAAGGTCCCAGTTCAGTCTGAGACCTACACCTACGTCATGGAGCGCCTGGGGTTGCCGAACCATGGAACCAAGTTCGCTTTGACTTGGACGGTTATGAAGATCATGGACCGGACCCCCGCACCGGACTACGAAACATTCGTTCGGGGCGAGGTGACCCCTGCTGCCTACAACCATTCCGTGAAGGTCTGGAAGGAGGCTGTTATCGACGGCATCGTGGACCGCTACATGGGGCTCACCACTGAGGACTACCCGGAGGGCCTGGCCCCCCGGGACATGCCTTTCTGGTGGCAGGAGAAGCACCTGAACCCCAATACTGGTCTCCCGACCCAGCAGGGCACACCGATGGTGTATTCGGCCTGACGGGAGAACCCCTGACTAGCAGGCATCCAGGTGCGAGCCCTGGACAGGGACGACTGACACGACCGTGTCAATCTAGCGAGGAGGAACCACATGAGTAACTGCGACATCGACCGCTGGCCACTGTGCTGCAAGAAGCACCGGGCAGAGGTCGAAGCCGACAACATGGCAGCAGACCAGGCCGAAGAATCGGCCCGCAACGGCTGCAGCATGATCGTTCTCGTCCCCCACCCCGAACCAGACGGGCCCTGGGACACCCACCATCCAGAAAGGTGTGGTGCCCCGATCACCGTAAAGGTGGCCCCGTCAGGGACCAAGGGCTGGGAGTGTGAGGGCGGTCACGGCGGCTGGGCCTACGGGTCCCCTGAGCAGATGGCCGAAGAACTTGAGCATGAGTTCAACGAGCGTCGTGCTGAGGGCTGAGTAATACCCCTGACTGGCAGGGACCTGGGTTCGACCCCCAGGCAGGGACGACTGACACGACCGTGTCAATCGCAATACCAACCAACGAGGAGGAAATCCCATGGAACAAGCATTCCAGGAACTTTTCAACAGCGAAGGGTTTGAGGGCTGGACCGTCGAAAACGATGCAGTTCTCATCTCTCCGAACGGGCACCGTGTCGAATATGACGGTACGTCCCCGGACGGTGAGGAGAGCCCTCTGCTCGTCCTGGGGATGATCTGATGACTTGGGTCGTCTACGTCCTCAGCCTGCTGCTCCTCATCACCACCTGTATCACAATCGGGTACCTGTGGTGTTGGAGGGACCAGATCAACCAGGAACAGGCTCGTCGGGCCGTCAAGTTTGACGACCCGTTTGCCTGGCCCTCAGAGCCCCTGAGTGACCCAGGATGGGTCAGGCGACAACGCTACACTGGTCAGTGACCACAACTGACAGGAGGCTGTCAACATGACCACACCCACGCTAGAGAGCCTGGTTACGGCAGAACGTCGTATCAGGTCTGAGGTCAGGTTCGACCCGGTGGTGTTTCACGCTGCCAAGGACCTGGTCGACAATGCGTTTGTCGGCATGCCAGGCCTGGCCGCTGCCTACGTTCGTGAGGTCTTCACCATGATTGAGCATGACGCTGCGACCCAGTTCGGGCGGGCGTTCGTTGAATCGTGGACAGACCAAGCGGGCCAGGGCGGCGTGCCAGTCGGCTAGTTCATGGGGAGGGAGCAGAGTTTATTCGCTCGCTGCTCTCTCCCCGCCACGGGGTAGGAAAGGGTTCGACCAGGGAAACAACCGCATGCGGACTCCCTGGGACCGGGGTTCGACTCCCCGCTACTCCACTCCCTAATGAAGATGGAGGAATCCAATGCGAATCAAGCAACATGAAGACCTAATCTTGACAGTTCGCTGTCAACAGGCCCAGGAGACTGAGGCCGTCAGGCAAGTCGTATCCGACCTCGCCTCCGATCTTCACACTGCCCTTGATCGTCGTGGCCTGCCCAGCACCGTGGTAGTTTGTTCTGGTGATGGCACACAACACGACAAGGTCCTTGAAACAATCAGGACCTGAGACCAGGGACCCGCTCCACCTTCTCCCCCCCGGGTGGTACGTCGGTCCCATGGGTAGAGGCCGCTCTACGGCCCCTGCCCTGACCCCGTCCCCGCTTACCAGGAGTTCCTCCTCTCTGGTAGGCCGGGGCGGGGTCCTTTCTACGTCCCCCCACTTGACACCAATCTGTCAAAAGGGCTTACCGGTCTGGCCCCAGGGTCAGGTCCGGTATCCTCTTGCGTAGGCCGGTCATGGAGAAGGAAGGCATCCCGATCAAGGGCAAGTGGGTCCAGGTGGACCTCCTGCACCCCACCCTCAAGTACCGGCTAGTGGCATTGTTCCGGCACCCGGAGATCCAGGGGCGGATGGTTGTTAGCAGTGGCGTTCGGTCCTACGCAGAACAAAAGCGACTCTACGATGGCTACAAGGCCGGGAAAAAGGGATTCAACCTCGCTGCTAATCCCGATTGGAAACGCCCCGACGGCTTCTTCGTCGGCTCGTTCCACCAACAGCAACCCGGGGACGGCTACGGCTACGCCGTCGACTTCCACATAACTAACAGGAAGAAGTTGTCAACTGTGCGGGCCAGCGAGATAGCACAGACCATGGGGCTGAGGCCAACCGTGAGGGGTGAGTGGTGGCACCATCAGCCCAGGGACGCTAGCGACTGGTTCCCGGCCCCGGCGTTCACCGACCCGCCGACACCCAAAATCGACTTCAGGGGCATCCTCGCTTTCGTCTGGAGCCTCCGGGAAGAGGTCGCCAGGAAGCCTCTCCGGCGACGGTCCCGGGGCCCGGCGGTAGAGGTGGCCCAGCGTCAGTTAGGAGCCAAGGGGTTCGACGCCGGGCCCCCAGACGGTGTGTTTGGGTGGCGTACAGGCAGTGCGGCGAAAAGATTTCAGAGGATGACAGGGCTAACACCCGATGGGGTTATAGGTGCCCTGACCTGGGACGCTCTCCTGGCTCCCGGTGTAGGGAAGGACGATCCTCAGGGAGCCCTGTTCTAGAGTCCACCACTTTCCCCAAAACGCCCGTTATACTGATCTGTCACTGACCAGCCACCAGGTAGGGCTCGCCTAAAGCGAGCCTGCCAGGACCAGGAGGAAGCCTTGGAGACAGAGACCACCCTCGCCCAGTCCATCAACGCCCCCGACCCTGATTGGGTCGCTGTGTTGCTGCGAGATTACTGCGTTGACCAGGGGGATCACTCTGTCACCCCTGTGAGCATCCAGTTGGACCGGTTCGGGATCAACGCTCCCAAGGTCCAACGTACCTGTGAGAACGCCCGCCTGGCCGGGTACTACGGGCAGGAAATCTCTGACGCTGTCCGGCACCTGTGGGCCTTCGGATTGTCCTCCCAGGACATCGCCCGGGTTCTGTCAGTGACGCCTGAGACAGTACGTCAGGTACGGCAAGAAGCCCGCTGGAGCCCAGAGGAAGCCACATCCGTCCTCCTCCACATCAACGGATTCACCCCCCAGGAGATCAGCCAGGTCCTGGGCAAGACCCGGGGCTGGGTCTACTACGTCTTCGGCATCCACGGTGTCACACCCAACCGCAAGAATCGGCCTTCCACCGACCGGGGACAGAAACGAGAGATCATCCGGCGGTACGACCTGGGCGACAATGCCAAACGCATCGCCACTGACCTCAACCTGGAACCACACCAGGTCTACTGGGCCGTAGCCAAGGCCCGCAGCGATGGACAGAGAGTACGCACATGACCCCCAAGACCACCGGCCTGATAGACCCCCACGAACTGAACCAGTTCCGCCCACGGGAGATCCACCAGTCCGACATCAACACCGCTGAGATTTGCCACCTAAGGCTGTCCTACTCCAAGGACCCCGACCGGGTCTATACGTCGGACATCAACCGGGCCATGGGCACCGGCTACCACGCAGGCCTGGCCCTCTACTACATCTGTCGGATGAACGGCGACCTGGCCGACAAGGGCGACTGTGTCTCCGAAGCCCTGTCTGCTCTCCGCAGGGAGATCGCCCTCGCCGACGAGGAAATCTTCTCCTGGACGTTCCAACAGGAAACCGCCCGTGAGAAGCGCATGGACCTGGACCTCAGCGAGGCTGAGAACATGCTGTCCGCTCTGATCGTGGCCTACTTCGACCAGGGCCGGGTCTGGCCAGACGAGTACGAGGTCAAGATGGTGGAGAAGTCCATGATGCTGCCCTTGTTCACGGACGCCGCCCATACGGAAGGCATGTGGGCCAGGAAGGGGACCGTCGACCTGGTTCTCCAGGGCCCGGACGGCTGGTACCGGATTGTCGATCATAAGAGCGCCAAGAAGAAGTGGCAGAAGAACAAGGAAAGCCACCGCAATACACCTCAACCAGGGTTCTACATCGGAGCCCTGCAAGAAGTCCTCCAGGACGACAATGTCACGTTTACTTACGACATTGCCTCATGGAAGGGAGACTTCCAGCGGATAGATGCGCCACGCACCGTGGCCCAGGTTGACGCTGTGATGTCAAAGGCCCAGTTGACTGCTGGGTTGCTTGAAGGGAACACCTTCCTGCCGAATACCACATCGTTCCTCTGCACTGAAAGGTTCTGCGACCACTGGTTGAAGTGCCCTTACGGTGTGGCTCTGGAACCAACCGACTCCTAAGGAGGAGCAGCACATGGCTTACAGTCCCCAAGAAAAGGCCGAAATCGTGGCCCAGGTTGCGGCGAAGGTGGCAGGTTCCATCTGCTGCGGGAACCCCGACCCGAACGTCTACCTGGCCACGGTGGAGACAGTCCACAACGATCTCACGGAGAGGATCGCTGCGGCTACCACTGCTGCGGCTGAGGTAGTCGTGACCCAGGTGTTCCCGGGAGCAACACCGGTACCAGCACCAGTACCAGCACCGGCACCTGTGCCGGGGCCACAGGTCCAGGCCGGGCCCATCAACGCCGCCTCCAACGAGGAAGCCAAGTGGGCAGACGCTCTGGTCAACAACCCGGACAACTGGCACAACAACATTGGCGACAAGAAGTCTGCGGCTGGCCCCGACTTCCGCCACAAGACCATCCAGGGCCCACCAGACAACAACGGTAAGACCTGGAACATCGGCCTCTGGATCAAATCGGACAAGTTCATGACCCGGGCCCCCGACTGGGTGTTCTCGAACCTGGGCCTGGACATCCCCGCCGGTTACAGCGTTTCTTCTTCCTAGCCGCTGTGTCTGTACGCCGACTAGAGGAGGTTGGCGAGGAGTTGAGCCGGTGGGCGACATCTGGTCTGACCCGGGTCCCCACCGGCTATCCCCTCTTTGACTCCAGAACAAACGGAGGCATAGCCCCCGGAGAAGTGTTCCTGTTCCTGGCCCGCACCAGTGTCGGCAAGACCTGGTGGGCTCTCAACATGATTGCCAACCAGGACGAAACCACACCGATGATCTTCTTCTCCTTGGAGATGCACGCCCGGTACATACTCCAACGCCTGGCTGGGATAGCCAGCAACACCCCGACGATTGACATTGAACGGTCATTATCGGCAACGGGGGAGGCCGCCGGGGTGGTCATGGCGGAGAAGCGGTACCCGATGCTGGCCATAGAGGACGAGCCCGGCCTGTCGGTACGAGCCATGGGGGAGGCCTTAGAGGAGTACGCCGCCACCTTCGGTCAACCAGCCAGGCTCGCTGTTGTTGACTACATGGAACTCGTTCGGGCCCCCGGCATGAGCCAGATGGAGAGCGTGGACAAACTGGGGTGGTCCCTCAAGGACTTCGCACGCAAGGAGGACATCGCTCTGGTACTCCTACACCAGGTCAAACGGGGGGACAACAACCAGGGCCACCAGCCCCTCACCATGACCGACGCCCGATTCGGTGGGGAGATGTCCGCCGACTATGTGGCAGGGGCCTTCCGGCCCTGCCTGAACCCCAGCCTGGGCCCGGACATGATGGCGGCGATGGAGGACGACTTTCGCCTCCAGTTTCTCAAGACCCGCTCCTCAGGCGGGATCTACCCGGACGGTGTCCGGCACCACTTCGACACACAGACCGGGTCAATCGTTCCCATGCCCTCCGATTTACCTAGCGGACAACTGGAGTTCTGATGGGCGTCATGGGACTTAGGGCGAGAAGGGTGTTCCTGTCCTGGCTCCGGTTGGGAATGAAGAACGGGTGGATTGGTCCGCCCGTGTGCGACACCCACGACGGGATTCCAACCTCTGAGGAGGAGGACGAATGCGACTTCGACTGCTGCATCCATGTGGTACGCCTGTACACCTGCCTTGAACACAAGGCGGCGGTGGAAGCAAACCACTTTATGACACAGGAACGAAAGAGGGAGTTCGGTGGAGACTGAACTGGACGAAATGAAGGAGGTCGCCAGAGAGGTCCGCATGGAGACCGTCCTGGACCTTCTGTCCCTTGACCCGCCGGATAGTAGCCACAAGATCCGGTCGATCAACAACCCCGACGAGAACGTGCCCAGCCTCCACATCTACGAGTACGACTTTTACGATTTCTCCACCGGCCATGGCGGGGATCAGATTGAGTTCGTGAAGTTGGTTCTGAACTGCAACTTCTGGCGTGCTTTGACATTCATCTGTCAAGCAGAGGGGATGGATGGCAAACGAGATGAGATGGCCCCCAAGGCGCTGCCCGACCTGACCGACAGGTTCAACGACGAACCGGCAGGCTGTGCCACACCCCGGCAGAACGCCCGGGACATGGTGGCGAGGAAGTGGCCCTACTTGACCCTGGACGATGTTGAGTCGTTCGGTATCAAGGTCACCCAGTATTCCCTGTGGATCCCGTTCTGGCATGAGGGCAAGATTGTGGGCGTAAAGACCAGGGCCACCATGGGAGCAGACAACAAGATGAGCGTCAAAGGGAGCCGCTTTACCACGGCTTTATACAGCGTCCTGCACCGGCCAGAAGCCACCCACGCCTGGATCTGTGAGGGGGAGTCAGACACCTGGTGCCTGTCCAAGGCCCTCAAGAACGACGAACACCACGCTGTCTACGGTGTACCAGCAGGAGCAGGAGCCATCCAAGCCCGCTGGTTCAACGTGTGGCCCTACCAGACCACGTTCCTCCTGTTGGATGATGACCTGGCCGGTCGCAACGCTGCTGCCAAGATCCGAACGGCCCTAGAGGACTTCGATGTCCAAGGTATTTTCCTACCCGGCGGGCGGCTCGCAGAGGCATTGGCCGAAGGCTGGGTACCCCCAGCAGTAGACTGAAGTGCAATGTCAAACCCTGCCCGATCCAAAGGTACCGCCTTTGAGAATGAAGTCCTTGTCGCCCTGCAAGAGATATGGCCCGACGCCGACAGGGCCAAGCCGGGCAACAAATCCAACGACTTCGTGGGGGTGCCGTTCCCCGTGGAGGCCAAGCACCGCAAGCAGTGGGACATACGGGACTGGGTGCGGAAGATACGTCTGGTCGCCGTCGACATGGATGTCGACTACCAGTGGGCCATCGTGGCTGCGGACGGAGACAGACGACTGGCGATGTCACCGGGCACCGTGGCAATCGTGGACGCAGAGTTCCTGTACGAACTACTGGAGGCCTGGAACATGCTCGTTGTGCCAGAGGAACTGGCCGATGAGTGAGCCCTACAAGCGCACCCGGGAACAGAAGGTCCACGACTTCTCCAACGCCCGGCATTACGAGGAGTATGTGGCAGAGTCCCTGGGGGTACCGGTTGTTACCCGGTTCGACGCCACCGATGACCTGGACATCTGGGTACCGGGCTACTACGTCGAAATCAAGGAGAAGAACCAGAACTACACCCAACGCTGGCACCTGATCGACGGGATCCCTGAACGTAACCTGTTCGTAATAGACGAACTGACTGTTCGACGGGCCTGCACCAAGTACCCCCATGTGTTCTTCCTGCTCCGGGACAACGTCCACGACCATCACCTACCTGAGGACCAGCGGCAGCCCCGCCTGTTCATCGTCCCCATCTGGGAACTGATAGCCGTAGAACGGGTCCGTAGGGACCGGAATGGCAAGGGCAAGTGGATCATCGACCTAGACAACTTCACCAGGATCGCTGACGAAGCCGACATTCCTGCCCTTGCCATACACGCCCTCGTCAAACAACTCTGGTTGACATCAGAGTGTCAAACAAGATTGGAGGTCCCAGAAGTATGAGCCTCAACACCTTTCTTATGCTCTGTAACACCTGGATCTTCTGTAGTCTGATCTACCGCCAGATCCGGCTCCGACGCAGAGAAGCGGAGATAGACGAGCGCCAGTTCTGGATCTCTAAGATGAAAGATTGGAACTGAGAGGAAACCATGGTGCTCACACCAATAGGTGAAGGGACGATGACCAGAGAGGCGCTCCTTGCGGAGCGAGAGAAAGACGCCGCCGTTCTGAGGGCGAAGTGGGAGGCCAAACGGGAAGCCATGGGTGACAGGAACCGTCGCCTGGGTTCGTGTTCTTGTGGTGATCGGGTTGCCTATGCAATCAGTCGGTCTGGCGGGTGGTTGGGCCTGTGTGTCCGGTGTGCGGGTACCTCCGCAGCGGAGAAGGTGTTGGTTCCCGTGGAAGCGATCACCCATCTAGATGTAGATTGACCCCATGGGTAGGGTCACCAAACTTCTCGTAGCGGTCACAGGGCTCTTAGTAGCGGTCGGCACCCTTGTCGGCACCATTAGCATGACCATCGGCAGGGGGCCGGACACCTCAGGAGGGATTATGATTGTCTTGAATAGCCCGGAGGCTTACGAGACCTTCCTCGCCGAACACCCATCGAACGGCTGACGGAGACACCATGGGGTTAGTAGCAGGTTTCGACACCTGGGCTGTTTGGACGACCCAAACAGGCACCGAAGGGCACCCGACCTCGTTCCACTACGCCCCCACCGAAATAGGGTTCACCCATGAGGTCCACCCGACAGGGGAATGCCTCTGCGGCCCCCAGCGGATAGATGTCTGGCATGAGACCCCAGATGGGGAGATGTTCATACCCCATTACCGGCATCAGGCCTTAGACGGTGCCTACTACGACAACCTGGAACCGTTTGAGGGCTAGGGCACTAGCCCACCAACGACGGGTCGTAGTCCAGCGCACCAGGTTTGGCGAACACCGCTGGATCACCAGTCTCTTGGAACTTCTCCATCTTTGGGCTGAGGCTCGCAGCGCCTATGAAACTATTTACAGAGATAGAAGCCAAGGCCTCTCTGGTTCTCGCCGGGTCAAATGACTTGCCACACTCCGGGCACCAGATCGTAGAGCGAACCCCAGGGTCCGGCTTGAACTCGCAGTTAGGGCAAACCACCTCGTTTGACATCAGTCGGTCAAGGACGAGGTTCCCTTAGTGCCTATCCGTTGGGCTATAACGCCCTTCAGGACGGCCAACGCCGCAGCGAACCCGGCTCCCGCCATCAGTTTCCACTGGTCGACCCCTAGGTCGAACATTGAGTTGGAGGTCATGGCCCCCAGGGCAGCCTGCAGAAATGTGGCTGCCAGTCTCTCTACAAGATCCTTAGTAAACATATTCTTACCCCTTCATTAGTCCGCTTTTCTTAGAACAACCGTCGCCAATAGGCGATGTCGCTTGAGCGCCTGCGATCTATCGTAGACCCCCAGGGCTCTTGTCTGGACCTGCAACACTTCATAAACCTCAGCAGCCTTGGTAATCGGCCAGTCAATGTCTTGATAGTTCACTCGCCTCTGTGTCAATGCTGCCAGGGTCCTGGCCCGCAGGGTTCCAGCCCCCGGAGCGTTCTCAGGTAGGGGGTGACCATTCAGCCCCCGCACGCTGTCCCCGCAATCTACAACGATTGACACCACTGTGTCACGCAGACCGATGGCATGGTACTTGACCTGCACAAAGTTCAAGGTCGTGGTGGACGCACCGCTCCCCTCAAACACAATCTTGTATTGGAGAGACCGGGACGACGACGACAGCCTCGTACTCTGAGAGGTTCCTGTCTCCGTGTCCAACGTGGACAGGGTCGTATAGTCCGTCCCTTCGTTGGTCGACACATACGGTGTAACGGCACAAATGTCGGGACCGACTGCTGCCCCCATCGGGGTAGTCAGAACAATAATCTCGTCCCAGCCCTTAGCCAGGGCGCTCCCACCGTCGATACGAGACCCAATCAGGGTCCCGTCTTTCAGGAACGCAGTGGTCGACTCCTTCTTGACGCCCGTCCCACCCACCGAATAAACCACACGGCCCTGCCATACGTCCGCCCCGTAGACATCGCCAGCAGTAGCGTCGTCCGACTCAAAGAACTTCACATACCCGCCGGTCTCCAGGTCATAACACCCCAGGCCTGTCTTGTCCCCGGAAGTCATCTTCTTCCACCCCCAGAACACTTGGTTGTCTCTGGCAGTGAACTCACCCACAACATGGTCATCGGTGGTGGCCTTGTCCGCCAGTTCAGTGATAAAGAACGGGGTCAGAGCCCCGGTCTGCGGGTCCGGCACACCCCTGTAGATGTATGCGGTGCCGGTGCTACCGGTACTTTGCCGGTAGGCCCGCACGAAGATGGAGCCCCCAGCGGCGAACACTTCCCGGGGGGACAGACCAGGTGGCATGTCCCAGGCCACGAACGGGTACTGGGTGTTGCCACTACTGTCCAGGCCCAGGGGCCAGGCGTAGACCATGCCCCTGTTGCCCTTGTGGGCGCAGAAGTAGATATGCCCGTTGGCCTCAGCGAAACTCCCCACAGTCCAGCCCTTACCCAATGTCAGGTGGCCACCGGAGCGTTCCTCTGTTCCCGTATCACCGGCCCCGCCAATGGAGTAGGTGGTGAACCGGTTGGGGGTCGTTGAACTGTTGGCGATCACCCCGGCGCAGATCCGGCCCGCTGCGTAAGAGATGGTGTGGGCCACAGCAGCATCCCACTGGGTGGTGATAGCAGAGGTGGTCCCCCTCAGGATCCCTTTAGTACCACAGGCCGCATACCAATACTGACCGTCGGTTGTCAAATCCGTGATCGTTACAGCAGCACCACCGTGTTCATGGTCAATCGCTGTCCCAGCACCGGGTGTTCCCACATCGGTGAAATGGGTGAGTTGGTCAGCGGCGGTCTGCACATACAGGGTTGTCCCGACCACCACCAGCCTGGGTGTAGCGAAGGTGGTATTGAACATCTCCGGGGTCGACGGCAACAACTTGATGGAGCCCGGCTCAGAGAACGGATCCAGGCCCTCGCTAGACAGGAACATCGTAGAGTCGCTGTCCTGACGGTTCAGGAACGTCTGGCCCTGGCCCCCCACCCAGGAGTCCCCCGACCCGAACGAATACCGCTCCACTGCCTGGTCGAACGGGGTGTCCCCCGTAGCCAACCGGTCAGGGATCAGAGGGATGGTGGTCTTCTCGTACCCCTCCCCCTCAGCGGTCTCAGCCAGGATGTACCCGGTGCCGTCAATGGCTATGTCATACACCGTTCCGACAGTGGACAGCGCAGTAATGCTGGCCGGTTCCGTGAAGTCCGTTTCCAGGACAATCTCATCGGCAGCCATTACGTTGTCGGTACCCGGTTGGTGTTCCTGGCCTGAACCAGGATCTTATACTTGAAGTCGTCCAGGAACGCATAGTTCAGGACGTAGGACGATGCAGTACCGGTCACCCAGTCGGTGTCGAACAGTTCAACGCTGGTCTCAAACTCCAACAGCCTGACCCGGTACGCCTGCTGGGCCTCACCCGTACCCCCATGGGCGTAGGTCCAGTTTAGGGTCATTGCCGCTAGCGAGTTCATCACATAAGTGGAAGCAGTCCCCTTGTTGGTCGCCCCAAACAGGACATCACCCGGCGTGAGGGTCGGTTCCCCCAGGTTCAGTGTGTTGATGTCCTCCGTGTCAGGGGCGCTGGTGTAATAATCGGCGTCCCCGGTACCAATAGCCTGCGGGCCACGAACCGTGACCTCAACAGTCAGATCAGTGTTGCCATGCAGATCCAGCGCCCCGCCATAGATGGCTGCCAGATCGGTGGCGTGGGTGGTGCCAGCGCCCGCTACCCACCCGGTGTTGTCGTACTCAACGGAACCAGCGTCGTTGGTGTATCGAACCCGGTAATACTCTTGGGAATCTCCCTGGGCCTGCGTGTATGTCCATGAGACTGTGAGGGGGTTCGATGTCGCCGTGGTTATAGCCGCAACAACGACAGTTGGAGTGTCGTGAAGTGTCCCCCCGGCGATCCCGTCGCCGCCTAACTTTCCGCCGCCAACTGTGTGCGCCATTACGCATAACTCAGGGCCGTCGCCGGGAACACGACCTTGCGGCCACTGTCCCAGGCAGCAGCAGCGCCACCGCCCAGGTTGGAACCGGTCTCCGCTTCTGTCCCACCCCTGGCAATCGTCAAGGTATACGGGCCAGACCCGGTGATAGCGGTCACCTTTACCAGTTCAGGCTGATGCTGGACCGCTTCCGGGTCGATAGCCATGACCATGTAGTCCCCTGCCCCCCAGGACGTATCGTCAGGGATCGCAGAGTTGGTGGCGAAGTTCACATAGACAGTAGTAGCAGCGTCGGTTATACCGGCGTTCAATGTTCCTTCGCAGAAGTTGATGTATTGCCTAGCCATGGTTCACCTCAGACTATTACTTTCGGCATCTTACGGAATGTTCTGTTACGAGGCACATTCTGAACCCGCCGGGCCTCGTCAATCCGACGGTAGAACTCGCCCCACAACTCACGCATAAGCCGCACGTTGAACCCCTGCCTCACAGCAGCGTCCTGGTTCCACTCCTCAATCTGATCCAAGTCTAGGCGGGTGATCTCATGCCCAGTAATCGCATAGGCCGCAGCCCACAACGACGGCAAATCCTCAGTAGCCAACGGCACACTCAAAGTGGAACTCTCCGCCGGAGGCACCACCGACCAGGCGTAGGGCTCCACCGAAACCACAATCAGAGCATCGTCGTTCTCCACCGTGGACGGGACCCTCACAGCCTTGCCAGAAGTGACCAGGCCCGCCGGGAGGTCTTCCTCAAACTGCCACCCCCCAACGTCGATGATCCTGCCGGTAATCCCGATCATGTGCCGGACACTCAACACCCGTTGGGTGGCCGCAGGCATCTCAATGTATTGCTTCCCTGTGGTTCGGTACATGGTGGCGTTCGTTATGTACGGCAGGTAGATGTTCATGGGACCAGACACACAACGCTGCACAAAGCGGGAGATGTCGGCCCGCAGATGCCCTGGTTGAACCAGGACCGGGTCGGTACCCGCATGGGTGCCCACAGCGGTAGTTCCCGCATAACCCCGGGCCACCGTCAAAGTGTCAGTAGCGGTATCCACCGCAGTGACTAGCATCGCCTCCTGGTTGATCTCAATAACGTCTGTTATCGAAATCTTGGAAGCGTCCCCAGTCGTCAACGTCAGCGTGGTGTCGGCAGCGCCGCTAGGCGCACCAGACATGGTGACCTGCAAAGGACGCTCCGAATGCCGGTACAGTCTTGACAGAGTCTCGTCAATCAGCGTGCCCAGAGACACAGAAACATTGGTAGCCACTACCGCCTAGACCTCATTCTTCCCGGGAATCTTCCAGCCCTGTTTGTCCTATAGTGCAAATCTACTCGCAAACTCAAGGGCCCGGCAACGGTACCAATCGCCCCACCCGTGTTCTCTGCCAGGTCCATCAGTTCCTCCACGCTGAGAGTCCTGTCCCCCACCGCCTCCAGGAATGCAGCGACCTCCTCCACCGTAAGGCTGACGGCCGCCAGGGCCTCCGCCCCAGCACCAGTGTCGGTCTGGGAAAGGAAAACCCCGTGGGCGTCCAGGTAGGCCAGTGTCTCAGTAACTGACAATGCACTGTCAAACGAGACCGTGAGGTCCGTGCCAGAACCAGTGTCCGCCTGGGTTTGGCCAATAGTAATCCAGGACCCGGCACCCCGGTACTGCTTCGCTGACCGGTAGGCGACATCATTCCGGTACCCCTGCTGAGTCCCATACCAGTAGTTGAGGGCTTCCGAATCGGTGGCAGCAATCCCGCTGATCTCAGTTTCAGACCCGGACCCGGTATCGGTACCCGCAACACCCACACTCTGGGAATCCGTGATCCCTGTAACCCACTCCAGAACCGGCCCACCGCCATCCAAAGTAACAGAGATGGCGGGATACGTTCCCTCCGCCCCGGAGCCCGTGTCGGACGGTGTGAGGACGACTGAGAGCGTCTGAGCGTCAACACCCGAACCGGTATCACCTATCGGGTCGTCAATGCCCGTCCGGTACTGGGCTTCGACCCGGTACGGGTGGCTGTTCCGGTATGTGAGATCGAATACGCCAGGCCTGTAATGGCCCGGGTTCCGATAGTCAAGGGTAGACCGGTAGGCCATGGGCTAGCCCCCCTGTTCGGCGTGCCACTCCAAATGGCGGTGCTGCCACTCACGCACAGAACGGACATCCTTGCTGATCTCAGATATGTCACGGCCGATGGCGTCAAGTCGAACCTGGTTCGCTGCATGCTGCGCTGTATTTTCACGGCGATACTTGGAAGCGACTACCGCAAAGACGCCGCTTATGAGAGCGGCGGCTACCAGCCCTGCGAAGCCGACCCATTCCATCAGGAGCAACCGCTCGTTTCACCGCACATCGGGCACACCAGACATGAGCCTGCACGTTGCATGGGCGCTGCACAAAAAGGGCACGCTGTACCACCTGTTTGTATAGTGCAGGCGGGGGCGGGGGTTTCTAAGAAGGGTGTGTTGATCACAGTCACAGTTTCGGTCATTCAGTAGTCTCCATCCATATAACA